TCACCCCTTTTGCACATTGAAATCGGGGGTTTTCCAATGGTGTCCGTAACCGAACATTCCTAGTATACACACACCTTGCTTGACAGTGTCAAGTATGCTATTGCGCTTTACCCACCGAAGTAGAAATGGAGCCTGATGTTTCACCAGTTGTCCGAGCAAATGATCCGCCACCAGCGAACTCACCAGTACGAAGGCGACGTTTACGCTCTAACTCTTGTTGCGCGGCGACATCAATCCCGAACGCCGCACCTGCCAGTTGTTCACCGGATAGTGCAGTCTCCCCCGCGAAGGTCTGTTTTAGTTCGCCTAAAGCACCGACTTCGCCGAAGCCTGCGCGAGCCTGCTGTTCGGTGATTCCACGTTGAGCGAGATTCTCAGCGAATGAACCCGATATTTGGATGCCACCCTGCTTTAGACCACTAGCAGCGATCTGAGCCGCTCTTGCTTGGTTAGCCAGTAATGGTTCACCACGCTTAGGGTCAAGAAAGTATGCGGCCAATCCACCGTCTGTCACACCATAGAATTCTTTGAATTGACGTTTAACTTCAGGGTCAGCATTAACCACAGCGTTATAGCCGTCCTGAATTCGACGCTGAAACTCACTTGGGGAAACATCACCTTCAATAAGCTTTCGCAAATCATCTTCTGAGTCATAAAAACCAGCAGGCAAACCGTTTGACCGAATCATGGTTTTGAACTGATCCTCCAAACCAATGTATTCTCCAGGCAAAAGTTCGGTCAGCCCGTTCTTCAGTCGAGTGGCATTAGCAGCAAATCGTTTTTTGTAGGCAGGCTGTTCACGGATAGCAAAAATGATTGCGTCAGGATTGTTGAGGTTGACGGTTTCCTTGACGATGATTTCGTTGTAAATGTAGTCGGACAGTTCACCCAAACCGTAGGTGTTAAGGACGTTAGCCATCGTTACGCGAGCGTCCTCTTTGCGACGTTTCGTTGCTGCTGCCAACTGAGATTGCTCAAACTCCAGTTGTTGTTGCATCGCGACAGCAAGAGCATTATCTTCTTCGTTTCCACCACCGCCAGATTCACCTACACCAGCAGTACCGCCCACATCTGGCGTGTAGTAACCGTACTTAGGGGCATACGCATCATTGACTATTTGTGCGTAGTCAGGTTCAGCAGAAACAGCTGGTGCTTGAATACCTGAAGCAGCAAGACTTGCTTGACCTTCAGGGGTTGCAAAATATGCAGCCAATTCAGTATTGAGATTCTCCAAACCAAGAGAAAAATCTACGCCACCTAAACCTGTATCACTCATCAGCCAACCTTTCCAAACGCTCTAGCCAAAGTCAAACCAATATCCGTAGCCTGCTGATTAGCCTGCTTCGTGAACTGCCAACCAAAAGAAGGATCACTCTTAATCGTTGTAACCCAATCAGTCAACGACATCTGGCCAGTCTCCTTAGTACCGAAAGCCCTAGCCCACTTGCTGTCCTTAGTGAAGTCAATCTGGTTCGGATCAATCTCCAAAGCATCAGCAGCATAATTGCGGTAGCCACTAAAAATATCTTCCAACGATAAACCAGCATCAATCTGATCTGCCAAATGGAAATACTTGCCTTTCGCTGATTTCTGTGCTTTCTGCAAAATAGAATCCTGAGTTACAGCAACACCGTTATACATACCGCCAGTCAAAGCAGCCTGCATCTCAGCATCAGAAACGTTGTAACCATACGCACGTGCGGCAATACGGATAGCGTCAGCGTCGCCACCCTCGATAGCGTTCCTTGCCATGCCAGGAGCAGTCGGGGTAGTTGCGGCAGCTGGTTTGCGGAACGCATACTGGTAAACAGCTTGCTTGACACCGGTGGCGGTTAGACCATTTCGGGCAACCTTCTTGGCTATTTCGTCAATATCGGTTTGTGTCAACCCAACATCGGAATAGTCTTTGACAATCGCATTACGGGCAGACTCAATCAACCCGTTCTGTGTCATCGGTGAAGCACCATCAAACTTGTACTGGGAATCAGTTACCGTCTTGGCATACTTCGTCCCCTTGATAAGAGCCTGTATTTCTTCAGTTTCAAATTCTGTGTTTACGGCTTGTTTAAGGATGTCAACAAAATCCTGACCAAAAAAATCAACAACATCGTTGCCGACCCAATCTGAATACGCAGGATATGTTTTCTTGAACTCATCCATCCAAGCCATATCATCAACAGGCTTGTTTTTAGTTTGGAACTCTTTGCGAAGTTTCTCCCTGTTCGCAGGGGTGTCTTTCAGTTTTCGTTTCGTTAGTTCTGAATCAACAAAAGTTTTCTGATCTGTTGCAGATGTTGCAGATTGAGTAGAAACAGTTGAGCCAGCAGGGGTTGCAGGTGTTGCGGATGGGGCAGTGACAGTTTCCGCTGATGTGGCTGTGGTTGTTGTTGTTGGCCCCACTCCTTCGCCACGCACCTGAGCAGTCGCCCTCCCCTGTGTAGCAGTAGGTGCGGCTGTTGGGGTTGCAGAAACAGGTTGATCCAACACAATCTGAACTCGGCTTGTCCCACCGACCTTGACCAGTTTTCCTGTTGCTCCGTTTTGTATGGCATCAAAAACTGCTTGTGCAGAATTCTTTTCAGAGGTCAACTGTGCGATCTTCTGCGGTGAAGCAGCACCTTTTTGTTCTTGCGATAAACGTCGATTAACAGAATTCAAATCAATCTGTGCCTGCCTTAACAGACTTTCTTGATTTGATTTTGCTTCTTCAACCTTTTTCTGCTCAGTCTGAGCAGTTTTTTCTTCACGTTTTATAGCAGCGTCATAACGTGTCTTAATAGCCTGAAACGCTTTGTTAGCAGTATCAAAAGTTTTTTGCGCAGAAGCCAAGTTCAACAAACTGGCATTTTTCAAAGCAGCATCAGCTGCAGTAAACGCCGCCAAAGCAGCATCATATTCTTTTTGTAAGGACTTTGTTGTTTCAGGCATCGTTAACCTACGATACTCATAGCAGCGTCAATGGCTTTACGGAACCGCACAGCCTTCTCAGCACCGCCCTGCAACTGTGAAACCTGCTGACCAGCCATAACCGACAAAGCAGGCGCAGACGGCCCTCTGGTGGCCTCCTGTTGCTGAATGGCGGCAATCGCCTTATCAATGTCAGCCTTACTCATCGTTCGACCCAACTTCTCCAAAGAAGCAGTACGCAAATACTCGGCAACGTTTTCAGATGGGGAAGTCCGATACCTTGCACCACCACCAGAACCCGAATACACAGGAGAAGCAGTAATCAGCTCTTGCAACAACGGCTTCCACGTATAGCCTTTAGCGTTCGCGTAACTTAGGAACTCTTTGAACGCTGTCCTATCCTTGCTCAAAGTTCCTGTGGCCGACGGTTTACCAGACCCATAAAATCCTCTTGACTGCAACAAACGCAACGTGTTAAGTCGTTCACCGTCTTTCATCGCATACAACTCGTTGTAAACATCTTCCTCACCGTATGGTGCGCGAGCAATCAGGCGACGCTCATTAACCAAAAATTCACCAGAATAAATCGGGGCAGCCTCTTTACCACCAGGTTTACCGTAATAGCTGACCTGACCAATAATGCTTTGTCGTTGCTGTTGGGAAATAGAAGGATCAAAGTCAACGAACACACGCTTCGGATATGCGGTCAGCGACCCAAACCCACCAGTAGAACCCGAAAAACCACCCTGTTCAGCAGCGAACTGCTCCCAATCGGTCTGCCCGCCACCCGTCTGCGCTTGGTTCTGTTCTTCTTCTTCCATGATTACTCAACCTCTGACGCTAGTAGACGATCAAAAATACGTGCAAAATTTGGTTCTTGCTTAGACAATGCTAGTCCAAGAGCCGCCAACCCATCACGCAAACGGGCAGCACTCTTAGCCTGACGGAAACCCTGCTCAGTAGAACCCGAAGCAGCGATGGCTTGATCGCGAGCCAACAAGTATTCCGTAACAGCTTTACCCATACCAGTATCAGCAACACGATCATCGCGCACAATCTTCTTCAGATCGGCCACATCGTTGTAAAACTTACCAACCTCAAACTCAGCGAACTCTGGGAAACCAGGATATTTCTTCGACAAAAACGTACGATACCGTTTTAACAAATCCTTAGCAGAAGCAGACGGATATGGGCCAACCTGTTCACGGGCCTGACGGAACTTCGCTGAACCAATACGCTGTTGAGCCAACTCAATCAACTGGTCATCGGTAAGTTTGACACGTTCACCGGCTTTAAGTTGACGGTCATAAACAGTAAAACTGAAATCTGATCCAGCGGGCGCAAAATAGCGGGCAACCTCTGGATAGTCCTCAATCAACTGTTCGTTATCGTCTGCCCATCTGCCGAATTCTTCGGTGGCTTCCAAACCTTCAGCATTTGCACGACTCTTAGAACTCACGTACAAAGCCATTTCATCACCATAGGTTTCAAGGAATAATGGCAACGCTTTGTCATAACCGATCTGAGGGTCAGCTTGCATATCGTAAAACTCTTTAACCAAAGAAGAAACGAACACGTCACCTTGTTTTGTTTCAACTTTGAATTCTGTGGTTCCTGCCGATGGACCTGCGAACTGTGAGAACGCTCTGAAACCAGTCAAAATGCGGGCCTTGAACTTTGCGTCAGATTCCAACTGTTTCACATCTTCACGGCTATCAAGGTCGTAGTCACCTGATGCTGATAATGCTCGAAGTGTCTCAATATAGGTGTTGGCAAAAATGCTGTTCAAGTCATCTTCGTTGGCGATAATTGCTGAACTGAACTTTTCCAAATATCCTGGTAGCGGGCTTAATGCGCTAATACCTTTAGAGCCGTATGGCAGGAACAGTTCATTAAGGAAGTTGGTGTCTGGGGTGTTTTGCAAAATCTTTGATGCTGCGATCTGGCCGACTGGACCTAATGCTGGTATCACCTGAATACCTTGCGATAGACGTGATACAGGGGCTTCAAGAGTTGCATCCAAACCCGTTAGGGCCTTAGCGAGTGTTCCCGAACCAGGAAATGTGAACATCAGTTCGTTGGTTGTTGGGTCATGGTAGAAGAACCCTCGACCATCGTTGTCGGGGTCAGCGTTAGCAATACCTGTGTAAACACGCTGGAATGATCGCGCTCCGCCAATCGGGTTTTTCTTTAGGAAACCTGCATACGTGCCGATAACTTCTTTCCAAGCAGGGGCGAACGGCATGATAATCCGTAAAGCGTCCTGCAAGTTTGAACGGCTTGAAGCGTCATACAACAGTTCTTTCATGTTGTTCACAGCAACATATTTTGCGTAGTCATCAAGTTCTTCAATGGTCACATCACCAGCAGTTTCGGTTGATGCTTTCATTTTTCGTAGGATTTCCTTGTCACCCAAGTATTCCTCTGGCTTAATCTTTAATGCCTCAGCCTTTTTCTCTACAGAATCCAAAAACTTCTTTGCTTCAGCAGGATCAAGACGGTCAATCAGTTTGCCAACTTCTTCGTAGTAATACTGACGGAACACAGGGTTGCGTTCCAGTTTCGTCGTGATGGTGTTTACAACGCTATTGAAGAACCAGTCAACAGACTTGTCATAAGAGTCTTGGAATGACGCAAGTTTGCTTTGATCCGAAGAAGCCGATTCCATCAATTCACGCTTCAACACCGGTGGCAAACCGACCTTTGTTGCTTCGTCATACAACGGCTGGTTCTTGATGATCCGTCGAGCAGCCGCGCTACCCTCTCCACGACCAAACGCATCAACCGCTTCAACAGGCTGAATAGTTGCTTTAGAAAAGTCAACAATAGAACCATCCAACGGATCAATCAGGACTTCGCCAAGATCATCGCTAATTTTGGTGATAACACCGATCTCGTCGCCTTCTAACTGGACTATTGCGCCAACCCTGAACTGGTCGCCTTCAGCAAGAGTAAGTTCACTTATGGTTCGCTCAATACGTGGAACGATTTTGCCGTCAACGTATTTAGGGACACGGTTAAACGCATACATAAATTGGACTTCGGACAAACCACCCGTCAACAACTGGCCGTTATCCACGCTGATACGCATGGCGTATTGGTAATACGCTTTAGCCCGATCTTCTTCGCTTAAAGTGCGAAGGTTAATTGGTGGAGTTTTTGCCGTTTTACCTTCTTTGCTGACAATATAAAAACCATATTGGTGCAAGTCGTCAACATCGTTTTGAAGTTTCTTATTCTTGCGAATAATGTTAACTATTCGTCGAGCGGCCTGCTCACGGGCCATTTGAGAATCACCGCCATATTCAACAAAAGTTTGAACAGCTACTTTCCTGAACGGATCGTTGAAAGTCCTGTAACCGTTTTGTGATACAGCGTCGGTATGGCGTTCCAAACCATTCGCCTCGCTACGACTAGCGTTTTCAAACGAACCTGTGCGCTCCATGTGGTCATCAATTTCTACGCCACCAAGACCCTGCCTACCCCGACGGAAACTAAGTTCATTAGCCAAATCCTGTAATGCTTCATCAATGGTCTGATCGCCCAAAGACATCAGTTCCTCAAACTTTCGTTCAAGTTTCTTCAAACGTTCAGTCTGGCGCGGAGTTGGTGAAGTTATCGCTTTCAGTTCATCAATTTGTGAACCAAGTTTGGACAATGTTTTCGGGTCAGCAGTAGTGCCAACCTTCGCCAAGTTTTCTAATTTCAGGCTCATTCGCTTTGATGTGCCTAAAACAAGGTTCATGTACTCAAACGGATGGGTAAAAACTGATGGTAGTTCGCTAAAAGCCATACGGACCTGGGCATCAAGAGAGTTACGGACAACATAACCACCGGTAGCCAAAGCCAACGGTTTCCACAACTGGTTTTGCATATAGTCCATAACGTTTACAGCAGCACGTTGCTCTGCGGTAATTACACGACGTTTTTCTACGACTTTCAATCGAGCCTGCTTCTGAAGCAAATCTTCAATTTCATTTCTAATCTCAGGTGTTTTTGCTTTTATTTTGCGAAGTTTTGCTACTTCATCACCCAGACGATCAAACTCTTTTTGGTCTGTGATAACGGTAATTTTACGCTCTTGACGTTTTGCCGTGATAGGGGCTTTCCCAAACAGTTCTTTGTCACCGAGAACCTCACGGAACAACTTGCTTCGGGTGATGCGGCGAACATCACGCAAACTAGGCAAAACCTGCACACGATCCAACATTTCAACAAGTTCCGTTGGGGAAACAATCGCCAAACCTTTACCATCAGTTACACCAAGTTCAGACAACAAAGTTTCAATTTCTTCTTCTGGAAGAAAATCACGGTTCTTATTTAGCAAATAGGAACTGTATTGACTGTCAAACGATTCACCCAATCGGTTTTGCATATAACGACGGATGGTTTCAACACCATCGTTCGTTCGCGCATACAATTCCTCAATCACTTCATCCGTAATACCGTCCTGCTTCATCACAGCCTTCATCGTGGAATGAAACATATCCATTGTTTGTTTACGAGCCACATCGGAAGCGGTAGGGGTGAATGATCGAATTGCAGAGTTAGAAATAGTGTCAATCGTTTCCCGATCCACACCAGCTGTACGCAAATAGGAGATAATGGTTTTTATGGCGTTACGGTTGTCGTTAACATCTCCGCTAACCACAATTTTTGCGTCAGCCATTTTTGTGAAATAACGCGACTTACGCACACCATCAACAAGAGGCATACGTTGAACAACAAGTTCACCAACCCTTGATGTCAAAAAGTTTCCTTGAATCAAACGAATATCATCTGGCAAAGCACCCTTGCCGATACCCCAACCTAATGCAAGAATTTTGCGAACATCCTCTGGGTCACTAGCATCAGCCAAAGCAGCAACAACTTCGTTCGGCAGTTTGTGGTCAAAAATATCTTCAGCGATTACACGCGCAGATGGTTCCTCAGCAACACGGTCAATCAGCCTTCGCATACGGGTGTTGGTTCGAGTAAAGGTATCCCATTTGGTTCCGTCAAGCGAAATTTCGCCAAGACCTTTAACTAAACCTGAATCAGATTCAAGGGCAGCACGTAAGGGTGCGAGTTCCGAAGCAGACAACAACGGGACTCTACTTGATTGGATAATCTTTTGTCCCTTAACATACAGTCCACCCTTAGTGGCGATTCTGGATGCTTTGCTTATTGGCCCTGTTGGGTCAAGTTTCAACATCACCGCAGCATCAAGAACACCAGACAATACGTTGTATGGCAAAGATTTTTCTTTGAACACAAGGTTCGCTGCGGCACGTCCAACAGTCCACGCTGAACCGTTAATAGTCCCACGATATTCACGGGCCTTCTTCCCTTGATAACTTAAAACACCTTCGGAAGTGAACCAACCTTCGCCGTTGTCCACACGCTGCCCTGTACGTGGGTCAATCGCCTGTCCTTGACTGGCTTTCAACATCGAGCCAATACTGGTTTGAGCAAACCAACCATCCTGGAACATCGTGTCACCAGGCTTACCCCACTGTGCCAAACCACCCTGAACAAACTCTGGAACAAAGTTCAGGCCAGCAAAACCCCAACGAGCAGTTGCCTTAACAGGGTTGAAAACGTTTTCAGCAAACCAGTTCCCTTCTTCCTCTTGGGAACCTTGCATATCAATCATCTGTTTAGCAGTCATCGTTGCCACAGCGTCAATAGCTTGTGTGGTGGCGTTACCTTTTGCTAAAGCAACCTGATGTTGTGGGGCAATCCACCCTGCACGTGTTTTAATTTCCTGCAACTTTGCGACCTGCTCTAATGTGAGCGAAGGTGTTGCTGGTGGTTTTGCTGGTTTTTCTAATCTGAACTTAACGGTGTCTGCCGGTAGCTGTTGTGACAGTTTCATCAGACCTGATTTCCATACGCATCCAACAAGTCAAGAAGATCATCCGAACCGTACAGTTGTGCGATAGCGCGAATTTCGTCAATAGCACGTGCATCTGGTGATTGCGGGATAGGGATACCAGCAGCAATAGCGTTAGGGCCTGCACCAAAGTTCGCTCCAGCAGTAATCGGTTCCATTGGTCGTTCTGTTGGTCGAGTCAACGCACCCAAAGTTCCAGGAACAGGACGCTGAATCTGTGGTGCTTCCGTTGGTGGTGCGCCCATTGGTACAGCGCGTTGAGCGTTCATTTGCTCTGTTGCCTTACCATAGGTTTGACCCGTTGCTGCTTGAATCGCTACACGATTTGTTCCTGCTTGAATGTCGCTCATTAGTAATACCCCTCAAATGTCACTCCGTATGGAACATTGTTAATTCGGTTTCTGTTAGGAGCGTTCATGTATAACTTCGATTTTTTATCGTCGTAAGGATTTCCCTGATAAAACTTTGTGCTGTTGCGAGTTTTTCTATCAGGCAAAGGTGCTGGTCCTTTTGGTGGCACAATATCTTTTTTAGGTTTAGATGCAGCGGCCTTCTTTGCAGGTGCTTTCTTTGATGGTGCTTTCTTCTTTGCAGCCATTTACCCTCCTAGTTGTGCGAGTAGTTGGTCAATCGGCGGTGGACCTGCCTGTGGTGGTGGACCTGCTTGCATCTGTCCACCCATACCTGGCATCGCCAGTCCTGGCATAGTCTCAGGTGAACCTTGTGGTGCTTGTGCTGCTTGACGATCCTTAGCGCGTTGATCGGTACGACGCACAGCATCAAACAACGGCACGTCCTGCTCGACAACAAGCTTGGTTAGATACGCCAAATCTTCTGGCTGATACGGACCATTAGGGTCCGCAGCCTGTTGTTGAATACTCGAAAGTAAAGCACTTTCAACTCCTTCAGCAATAATGCGATCATGTTCTAAGTCGGGGTCGCTGATAAGCGGGTCGGCTTCGCGAGCGGATTCTTTAGACATAAGTCCTGTTCCGAGTCGTTGACCGAGGCCGACTATCAGCGAGTTCACATCCGAGCCTGCCGCAGAGTATGCGACATAGTGGAAATCTGTTTGCCAAAGTTTGTTTGGCGTATATGTTTCTTCACCAGCAGATGATTTGCGTCCAAAGAAGAAAGACTTTTCTTGGTTGCCCCAATACGCTTTCTCAATAGCGATAGCAACTTTATCTTCTTCCAAAATGGATTGTTCAAACGTGGTTTGTGCTTCTTGCACACGGAAGTCAACGGTTGCTGACAACACGGATTCTCCACGACGACCAGTACGAATGTTGGATGCTGACTCTCCACCGAACTCGGCAGGGATCGCACCTTCCAAACGCTCTTGTCGTTCCAAACGGTCAAGTGCTGTGTCGGTTTTGTAACCTGGGTTAAGTTGCAACTGTTGGATGTCGCCACCCTTAACAACACCAAGTTGTCCGGCTTTACCATCAGCGACCTGCAAAATCTCTGGGTTCTCGCCAGGTCGAGCGATCAGATATTCTTCAGGGAAAATACCGCGCTCAATAGCAATTTCGGTGAGTGCTTGTAGTCGTGCGCGGGTGTAATACATTCCCATCACACCGTCAAACTGTCCGCGAGGCTTATCCAAAGTAATACGGTTAGCAACGATTGCTAGTGGCATACCTGTACGGTTCGGGATGTATTCAAGCATCATCGCTTCGATACCTGCACGTTCACCTGTGGTGAGGTTCGGGGAATCTTCCGCACCTAGAACGATCAGTTGAATGGAATCTGAGCAAACATATTCGAGCATCGTGTATTTGGTGTCGGCAGCAATTTTGCCTAAACGCAATTTCCCTAATACAAGTTCGCCATAGTTTTCTAGCAGGAAGCTTGCGCTGGCACGATACGTAAAAATGCAGTCATCTGGGATCGGGTTGTCAGGATCATCTACTGGTGCAGCGAAAGTGTCCAACGGGTTACGAACAGACCACACAGGCATCAAAGTTTTGAAGTCAGGTTTGATAACCACCGCAGATTGGGAGTATCCGAGGAGGTGTCGTGCGCGACGGCGCATCTTCATCTGCATACGGTTGTGATCCCAAATGGATAACATCGCACGTTTACGCATACGGGCAGATGACTTAGAGCGTTCTGAGCCTTCTTTGATTGGCGGGAAATACGGGGATGGCATTGTTGATGTCACACGCATAGACATCTGATCCAAACCCTGTACCAAAAGGTTTGCTACCGAAGATTTAGCGTTCTTATCAAGTTCGTTTAACGGAACGATCACATCGCCGTTGGCTAGATCGCGTACACGACGCATCTGCTCTTGAACAGGACCTTGATTTCTACGGCGTTGTTCGTAGAGTTGGACGATTTCCTCTGTAGACAGCATTTAGATACAAGTTATCACACCAGCCAAGATGGTCGCCATTTCTTTTGTGGCCGACTTATCGGTGACAAGTTAGGTAAATGCAGCATCGCCATCCAACACGCCATCACAAGGTCAGTACCGTTCTTCTTATCCCTAGTCCAAGACGAGTGTTCCTCGATGAAGGCTAGTGTTTTCCAGTTTTCCCGCATAGATGGGGTTCGGATTGCACCGGAACGGAACAACTGTGGAAGCAACGCTTCCACACCAAGATTTTCGTCAATCTTGTTACGGCTAGTGGTGTGTGCGATCACGTTTACGTTGTGTCGGGACTGCCATTTGCGAACAAAGTCGTGTGCCAACAAGAATCGTTGCGCTGCGTTGACCTCAACCACCCAATGTGAGATCGGATAGCCCATGTCCATAGCCCTGTTCTGCCAATCTTCCATGATTCCCGAATAGTCACGGGTTGTGGTGTCAAAGCCGAGGAGCTGTTCGGCTGTAAGTTTGACTCGTTCCACGTCAATGAGAAACCGCAGGTTGGTTTCGGGCTGATATATCCACCATTGGATAGCCCAAAACATTGTTGGTGACGGGTCAACCGAGGCAATCGAAATTAACGGGGGTTGCAAGTTGTGGGGTACATGGCCTGGGCGACGCTCATTGTCCACACAGCCTGGGTATAGCACCCCATCAGGCCCGATCCCGCCGGTAGCCCACACACGTTCGATCAGATAGTTACCTTCAGCTTGATCTTCCTGCTGATACACGACAGCAAACTTGGATGGGTTGGAATGTTTAATATACGACAGGTCTTTCCACGACAAACGATGCGGGTCTAGGAGTGGTCCGTTCGGCCATGCAGGTGAACTATTGCGTTTAGACGCAAGCCCTGTATCCAAATCCTCATAATACGCTTTGTAGATCAGGTGATGATATTTTTGTTTCTTTAACGGTTCGGTGTCCTGTGAAATGTCCGTTGTATCTGATCCGTCATAATCATCCTCGAAATCTTCGTAGGTGACTTTGCTGAGACAATGAGCGTAGAGGTCCAACGGTCCAAGTCGTTGTCCGACGACGGCGAGCAAACCGCCTGGATCGACTCGTGCTTCAGCCATTGAATCCCATCTCTCAATGAGTTTGTCTCTTGCCGCAGACTCTTTAGCGTTCTCCGGTGACGCAACGTCATCAAACAAACAAAGATCGGCACGATGACCAATGAATTCAGACTCAATACCGTAAGCAGAAACAGTTGGTTCCTTGTTATCCAACCCACCCATGTCCTCCTGTTCAACAATGAATTCTTCAGCTCGCCACAACGACCCTGAAGTTGAAGGCTTAAACCTACCGTAGTCAATAGCCAGACACGCTTCCGCTTTAATCGCCAGCCCTTTGTCAATCAGCACAGGGTCAGGGTCTAACGGAAACTGTCTTTCAAGGGTTTCACGAATACGACGGCTATACATCTTTGCTAGTGACTGTGAAACGGAGCCAATCATCACACGAATCTTGCGGTTCTTCACAATTTGCCACACAGCAATATCGTGAAACAAGGTGGACTTACCTGCACCTGGGGGACAGTTCAACACCACAAACTGTTTATCGTTAGACAACAAATAATCTTCGATCTTGTATGCGGCATCAACCTGCCACGGACTAGGGATACGACCCAAATATCTGCGCCGGAAATAATCAAAGTCCACAAGCCCGCGTTGTGCTTCCTCACTCAAACGGTCATACGGGATAACAGGTGGAAGATCAGAAACATCCATCACCTTCGCCCAAGCATCAGCCTGAACCCCACCCACCTTCTTACGGGCAGTCCCCTGCTCCAACTTCCCAACCTCTATCTCAGCTTTAGCAATCTTCTTTTTCGCATCCCACTTTTGGGCAGTGTTGTAATGAACACCAGCAATCTTCGCAGCATCCTTGATCGACATACCAGACGCACGCGCCTGCCAAAAACGTGCCACATCCTGTGGTGGAACTTGTCGTCGCCCACTCCGACCAGCGGTCATTCGTTACCGTTTTTTATTACGTTTAGGTTTATTTGCTTGAACAGCACCAAGAGACGAACCTTCTCTAACAACTCTGCTGATACGGTTGTAATCCTTTTGTGCCTGTGAAGCAACCCTGTTTTTCCCACCACGCACAGCAGCATCAGTAATGTTCTCTGCTCGTTTAACCAAACCGCTTGTTGCACCAGAAACCTGTTTAGGGTTCATAACCTTTGTTGAAGCCAACTGCTTACCAGAAACCGTACCCGCCGTATACAAACGTCCACCAGGTCGAACAGCATCCAAACCTTTAGTGGCAGAAGTGTATGTCGCATCCGCCGCACCACGAACACCAGCACCACCATAACGACCAGCAATTTTACCCAACAGTTTCGCCCCATAACTAGCAGGAGCAATAGCAGCTTTAGTTGGTGTAGCAGCAACAGTCAACAACGTTTTTGCGACATTACCTTTAGAAAGCTTTGAACCAGCAAGCGAAGTCCCTAACGGAGTTCCCGAACCAGCAAACGCACCTTTGTTCGCACCCTTGTTTGCTGTAGGCATTTTCGTGCCACCAGGCTTGACAGCCCCAACGGTCGCTGATTTAGACTTTTTACTTGAAGTCACACCCTTGATTTTTGTTATATCAACAGGTGGTTTAGAAGTCTTTTTCTTGGCGGCCATAACTGCTACTATACACACCGTTGGTGGGTGTGCCGTAGAGCAACAGCACTTAAATGAACTGGATGGCTCCGGTCCTCCTCACATCCACCAACATTTACAAAAACATCTGCTACACTCTCACGCACACCCGTCGGGATGACGGCACACGACAAGTATCACGGCTGTACCACGTTTGCAGGTGGCGGGGCATAAACAGGGGAACCTGGGTCGATGAACTATTCACTAGTTCAAGCAGCGCGGTGAACGTCATCTCACCAACCAAGGTGTCGGCTAAAAGAAACTAGCTACGGCGACCTGCTCTCTAGAGCGAACCGTGGGGGGAGCAACACACATCCCTAAGCCCTCAGGTGAGATACACACACGTATGTGAATATCCCCAACCACCCCAAAGGTCAAACCCTCCTCCCAAGGTGGAGCAGCCTCGACCACCCACCGCGGTCAAAAAAACACAGGTGGGATACCCCACCCATGATCCAGGGCCACACAAGCCACCACTCAGAGTGGTCACAAAACCACACACCGAGAGAAACCCTTATACATATATAGAGGGGGGGGCCTGACGGCATACCGCCCGTCTGCGTCCTGCAAACCTGGGCCGCCACTCTTAGCGGTTGCCACCAGTTCGGCGGGGTTCGAGACCGATTTAGCCCTGCCCTACCCCATACCCTGCGGGGATACGTTGCGGCAAGTAGCTTGCTGTGAGTGTCGCCTATTGTGCGGTTGTGTGGTGTGTGTGGGTGTGTGGGTACAGCAAACTGCCAGCCGGTTAGGGCTGGCAGTGTTGGCCGATCTGGTCGGCGGGGGTTTGTTGGGGTTAGTTGGTGCGGGGTTTAGCGGTCATGGCTAGAACGTTGATCTGTCCGCTGTGTGTTTCGATGGTGTAGATGATCGGCCGCTGGTTGGTGGTGTAGTGGGTGAGTGTTGCGATGCTGTCTCGTTTTGCTTTGCCCTGCTTTGCTGTTTTGGCGATCCGTTCTAGTTGCCATGCGGCGAGCGAGATCGGTGCAAAGGGTTCGGCGGGGTTGGTTTGTGTGTCTGTCCAGATTTGGGCGGTATTGGGTGTTTCGTGCTGTGGGTTGTTGCCCGTGATTATTCCGGCGGGGGTTGTCACTGTCCATGTGTTGAGTGTGGCGGTTATTTGGGCTTCTGCTTGTTTGCCGTTTATTTTTGCGGCGCTGGTTAGTGCTTTGGCGATATCTGCGGCGGGCAGTGTGAACTTGTCGGTTGTTGCTCGGTAGCTTTCGGTGTCTAACTCGTATCGAATAGCGGCGTAACTGTCACACGCTTCGATCATGTAGTTGTTCACTGTGGCTAGGTGTAGTGGTTGTTTGTTTGGGTCGGTGCTGGCATATAGCGCGACTGTGGCGAATATGTCGGCAAGGGTGGATAGTTGGCCGCTGACGCTGCCTGTTTGGGTTGTTGTTGTTTCCATGTTTGGTGTTTCTCCTATTTGTTGGTTTTGTTTGTTGGGTGATTTTGTCGGGCTTGGTTTTGTCGGCGTTCGATTAGTTTGCCGATTAGTACACTTCCCCAAAGTGGGGCTGATAGTGCTAGTGCGCTGTAGAACGTTGCTTCTGCTGTGCTCATGCTGTTATCCATTCTTTCGATGTTGTGCCACATTCCCCGCAGTTGTCCAAGCCTTCGGCGGCTAGGTCGTTTAGTTCCCAGCTGTAAATTGGGCGCTTTTCGTTGCTTTCTGGGTCGATTGCCGGCAGATCATGGCCGCATGGTGCACAGTAGATGTCTGCCCAATATGCGTAAGCGTATGGCCTGTGGCTCATCGGTTCCCCCAGTAGTGGCCTTGTTCTTCGGTGTAGTCGTGCTGTAACCAGCCGTAGTAGTACTGCTCATAATCGAAGCAGTTGGCTACTATTTCGTTTTCTGTGCCGTCGAATACTGCAAGTGCATCAGCCATATGTTCGGCAAAGTCTTTCGGCGTGTTGTATTCGCCGTGATAGTTCGCTTCATGGTAAGCAATTAGTTCTTCGATGCTCATGTGGCCGCCAACGTCTAACCATTCGCCGAGAATTATGATCTGCTCTAGTTCGTTGCTGTTGTGTAGTTCGCTGATCTGTTCGGCGTTCTCGTATAGCGCTTTTAGGTTGCGTGTGCTGTGCGGTAGGTGTTCATGGTCTGCTAGTTCCCATTCATCGGCGCCGCAAACTTTGCAGGCGGTGTAGTTCGATCCGCTTGGGTAGGTTGCGGTTTCGCCTTGCCCTATGTAGGTGATCTGTTCGGCGGTTACTTCTTCGGCTATTTGTTCGATGGTTGCCCATTTGCCAAGTGCTCGGCCATTGTTTAGACAACTTAGGCAGACTATGCAGGCGGCTGGTGTGTCTGTTTTCATTTTGTTTCTCCGTTTAGGTGAGCTAGTAGTTCTTCGCGGTTTAGAAAGTAATAGTGGTTTATGTCTTGATCTTCGTTTATGTATTCGCCCAAGTGGTGCGGTTCGTTGGCTTGTGGCACGCTTGCATCTTCGCAGTGTGTGACCATGAAATAATGCGCCCAGATTTTAGGGTCAGCTTGTAGCACTAATGCGGTGCAACCGCCGCCCGTATGTTCTAGATACCAATTTTTTCCTGTAAGTGTTGCTAGTTCGTCAGCTAGTTGTTCTTGCTCTTTCATGTTTACACTCTCCCAAGTGTGTCGGCCTTGTTGGTGTAGCCTGTTTTATTTCTAATAGACGTTTAGGGTGTTTGTCAAGTAATGTTTTTAGTTTTTTTTTAGTGCTGTTCGCTGATCTGTTTGACGGTGCGTAAATTGTTTTTATTTGGTGAGCGTGATCTGATCGAACTGTGCGAAGTGTGCGGCCGTGAATTGTTGGCGCCAGGTTTTGTAAGTGTTGCTGTGCGCTGTGAGTGGTGGGCAGTGTGTCGCCGGAATGTCACTAGCCCAGGTTTAGGTGAGTTCGGTAGTTGGCGGTGGCGGAGTGGTGGCGGTAGCGGTAGCACCATCAAGGGGTAACGGTGCTACCGCTACACGGGTTTATTTTTGTAGGTGGCGGTAGGCCAAGTGTGTGAATGGGTATATGCACAGCATGGTGGTTGCCCACCAGATTATGCCTGCGTCTTTGCCGATGGTGGCGGCACACACAAGCAAGGTGGTGGCGGTAGTGGTGACTAACGATTTAGTGACGATGTGGTTAGTCATTTTGTTGTCTCCAGTTCGTCTAGTTCATAAATCATCATGTCGTCAAGGTCAAAGTAACCATCTTCTAGTTCGGCTTGTATCATTCGCAAGGCCGTGTCGTAGTTTTCGATCACGTGACAGTTCAGTTCGTAGCCTGCGCTAGTCCAAATAGTCCATTGTTTAGTCATTGTGTATCCAATTCGATGGTGACGTTGGGAATGTTTGGTTTGGGTGTCTGCCGTCATAATGCTTTATGGCAATACCGTAATCGTTTCGTTCGCTGTCGGTCATGTTTTCCCACGTGTCACAGTCGTCTTGTGTCCAGTCGGTTGTGTCAATGACTACAAGTGTTGCTGCGTCACCAAAGGTTCCGGTGTCGGTGTCAAGCCATAGTCGGTTTGGGTAGTAGTCGTTCATGCTGTCACGGGTTTTGGTTTGTCGCATTATTTCGTTTATGAATGTGATATGCGATTTGCGCATGATCTGGTCGTAGTCAGTGGTCATTTTGTTGTCTCCTGTTTTGGTTAGCTGACGTTTGCGGATAGTAATTCACATTCTTTGCAGGTAGTCCAATCTCCTGTTACTTCGCATTGTTCGCCATCGTAAATTGCATGGCCCAAGCTTCGTAGTTTCCACAGTTCTGCAAAGAACGGGTTTGTGTCATGTTCGGTGGTCATTTTGTTGTCTCCATTTCATGTTGTTGGTTGTGATATTCGAGGTCATCGGTTTCCCAATAGACATAGATTTGGCCGCAAGTTAGACATTCGGCGCAAGGATTACCAGCAAGTTGTGATCGGTAGAAATACCATTTATTCGGGTAGTCGTCAATCATTATGCGGCTCATTTGTCACTCCAAAACTCAATGCTGTCAATTTCACCATTTTCGGTAAAACGGCGTGAGTAATCGTTGTTTAGATATTCACGGATAGTTTCTTCACAAGTAAGCCATTTGATTTGGTCATACCCAATTTGTTCTAGCTGTCGGCAGATATCACGTATCTGGTCTGCAAATTGTTCGTTCTCTGGGCAGTCACTATCTATTTCGTAACCATCTTCGTCATACCGGAATACGGCGATATTCATGGTGTATGCGTGGCTGTAATGGTTGCTTAGGCTGTTGCGGGTCAAGGTTGCGGTAGTGCCGTTGCCCCACTCTAATTTTGGTGCATCATCGCTGTTTAGTGTGCCGTAGATCGCAACACCATCGCCCTGACTGTTAGATAGTGACCATTCGATTTGTAGGCCAACACGTTTTGTTAGTTCTTTGCTGCTGATCTCACCAACACATTCGCCAGTAAGCATCGTTAGTAGTTCGCCGTTCAGACATTCTGCGATTTGGTCTGGGTCTATCCAGTCATATAGCAACGCTGACATTTTTTCTAATGCGTATTGACGAGCTGTATCTGACAGTTCATCTAACGTAAACACGGTTTTTGTTACCGTTGTTGGTTTCATCACACTCTCCCAAGTGTTCCCCCGTCAAGCGGGGCTAGGGACAGTATGACTAACTATTTTTGGAATGTCAAGTAACGATCAGAAGTATTTTTGTTTCCAGTAGTCAAGCAAACACGCTATGCGTTCATCGTTCCATTCCGGTAGCGGGTTGTCACCATCACGATACGGTTCGCTGATCTCAAATAGTTCCGGCTGATCGCTCATTGTTTCACCCAAACTCTGATCGGCCTAGCGTGGCAGGCCACACGTTGCGATGGTCGATAGATGTTGGTTGGTCGAATGACATTGTTTGCTGCGGCATGACGTAGTACTGCACCGATAGCACGTGGCTCATGTGGTGTTGGTAGCTGTGCATCAGTGAGTGCTTGCCAGATGTCATCGGTAGTGAACTCGTTGGTATTGGTAGCGGTAGCAACAACGATGCGGTAGCACTCTGCGAACCATTCAGGGTTGGTAGCGGTAGCGACTTGTGCGATTGCTTGTTCTTTGGCTTCGGTAGCGGAGATGATGTCTAATAGGTTCATTGTGTCCTCACACTTTTATCATTGGGATTGGTTTGTGTTTGTTGCTGCACGTTGGTGGTTGCACTACGGGCAGGTGCGTAATCATTCGTTGCTGACAATTTGGGCATGACCAGTGTTCACCTTTTGGCATATTCAACCTTTCTTATTTGTTCTGCAATCCATTTTGCTACGGGTGTGGCAACACCGTTCCCACATTGTCGATAGCGGTGGGTGTCGGCTTGTTCTGTTCCGTCAGCTTTATACCTGGTGTGATTGTCGGGCCAACCCATCAAACGCTCACATTCAAGCGGGGTTAGTCGTCGTACTGCCATTACTGGCTCTGAAATAAACATGGGAACATTGTTACCACCAGTACCCATTCGTTGCTTTAGTGTTTGTACTGGTGGCTCGTACACGCGCACATCATCTACTCGCGTGCCATCTAAAAGCATTGGTTGTTCTTCCCAGGGTACACCAGCATCAGAAAACCATTCAACCCCAACAGGAACTAAAGACCAATCAGAGGGCTTGTGGGTTGGCATTGGTTCAACAACGCATTTGTTTTCAGCAACGTATTGGTTGCCGACACCTTTATAGTCTCTTGCTGCGAGTGTGCCAACAACTTCTTGGTTTTCAACAACCATGTTGTAATACTCTGATCCGCTTGGACCTGCAGAACCTTTATACCATTTAGAAGTCACAGAGGTTCTAAGAATGTCTCCATTTTCGGTGCTTCCTGCTGCCCACTGACCATCGCTTCCAAAGCTTTCTGTAACTTGGCCGGAAGGTTCTTTCCTCTTTTGTTTGCCCTTCTTAGTATCCCCTGGCACGCTTTCGGTGACAGGTAGTAGCGGGTTTGGACATCGCTCGGCGGTTGAAGGATCGAAGCAAGAGACGAGGAACACGCGCCTTCGTCGTTGGGGGACTCCGAAGTACTGTGCGTCCAAGAGAGCGTACTCTTGGAGATGCGCCCCTGCTTTAGCCATTTCATTGATGACTGTCCCAAAATCTCGTCCGTTGTTTGAGGACAAAGCTCCTGCGACGTTCTCCCAGACTGTCCATCGGGGAAAAGTTCCATTGGTTGCATCTCTCATCTCCTTTATTATTCGTACGGCTTCGTGAAATAGTCCTGAACGCTCACCTTCTAAGCCTGCTCGTTTACCAGCAACGCTGAGGTCTTGACATGGGCTGCCAAAAATGATGCAGTCCACGGGCGGGATTTCTGCACCGTTGACATCGGAAACATCAAGCCATTTCGGTACATCGGGCCAATGTTTGTTGAGGATTTGCTGACAGTTCTTATCCCATTCGACTTGGAACTTGCAATCCCATCCCGCCTGTTCAAAGCCCATGTCAAACCCGCCAACACCAGCAAACAAACTTCCAAAAGTTAACGCCATTAGAAACTCCTACATTCACATGACTTGACGTATCGCGTCTTTATTGAATCGGTATTGAAATTAGGATCGGTATAAACGAAACCGGTGCTGTCGCATTTGTCGCAACCAACTTCGGCTTGACGTACACCCATGACGCGCATGAACATTGACTTCACTTCATATTGTGTTGGGTAGTGACCTAATGATTCAGCGATTTTGAGTACGGCTTTTGCATCTTCTTCGGTCGCATCCAGCATGAGTTCGTCTTTGACCCAAGCGTTCTTGACGGTGTTGCGAGCGATGTTTGTTGTTGGATACATACCGCACAGGCGGTCAATCATTAGTTCGATTAGTGCTGGTGTCACAACTCCACACCCTGCGCGATATGTGTACGCAACCTAGAGATGACAGACTCGGCTTGCTTCAGCGTCGCTCGACAAGCATCTAGTTCTGTGTGAAGTGAATCAGCTGCATCTTTCAGACGGTCACGTTCCTCACGCAACAGTTCATTAGCCATCTGCATCGCATCAACACGATCCTTGTATTGCTCTAACTCAAACTCTATTGGTGTTTCTATACTCACGTCGTAACGCCTTCCTCTGTAATGGTGTTGTTCCTGCCCAGATACCTGACTTTATATTGTTCTCCACAGCAAAGTCAAGACATTCTTTTTGTACCTTGCAAGTGAAGCAAACAGTTCGTGCCTCAGCAAGCTTCATAATGTTGATTGCTTTTTCTTCCTCGTTCAGAAAGAACAGGTCTGGGCCTGCTCCTCGACACGCTGCTTCTTCCACGAAAGCAAACTGGTTGTTGACCAGGCTGTAATAATCTTCGGCTGCCGACATTTCTTCTCCCTCGTTGTCGTCTTGATATTCGTCTATAGATTCCAATGCCTTAGCCCGCCGTTCCTGTACAAGTATCGGGCTACCGCAAGGTTGCACCGTACGTTAAACAGTACCGACAGATCGCCTCTTTGTGAAGCACATTCTTTGGCCGTGACCGTGACCCAACTGGAGTTGATCTGTAGTAGTCCTCGGTCTTGGGTTTTATTTTTATTTAGAGTGCGGTTCCAGGAAAGGGGTGAGCAGCGGCTTTCGCGCCAAGCCACATACGAGAACGTCTCGACGGGTAGCCCGAACGCTGCGAACTCATCTTCCCATTGGGGGCAACGCTTCGTTTTATCTGCCGGAACACCCTCAGGAACCACCTCAACAGGCAGTACCAGAACCTTGTCAGACGCTCTGTAAGCCTCCGAGAGAGGTGTTACTGACGGGTTCGCAGGGTTGGCAGGGGCTTCAGCAGCATGAACCATACTGCCGAAGGTAATCGTCCCTACTAGAGCAACGGCAAATAGCCGTACAAGTGATCTCATCGGTCCTCCAAGACTAGCAAATTTTAGGTAATGCTTATGAGATAAGGGAAACCAGTTCCGCAAACTCATCCAATGTCATTAACACGATACCGTCACTACTGCCATCAGGCATAGCAATCATCGCGAAAGGTCGTATGTCACCCAACGACTTTGATGCTTCAGATTGTAAACGAGCCTGGTTGAAACGAGTAGCGATCGGACCCACCTGCGCACCGGCTTTGACTTCGACACGAAAGAAGCCACCCCAATGTTCTTCATGGCGAGTGCCTGCATTACCTGTCGCACTAAGACCCAACTTCTTCCTAGCACGTCGAGCTTTGCTATCACCTTTAGTTCGTGATCGTTTTCCGCGAGCAACAGGATCGTTACATCCTTTGACCCGTCGCTTACCGTCACGAGCTTCACGTCCCAAAGTTCCGAACTTGGGGCATCCGTCAACCGTACATTTGTCTCTGTTTCCCTCACAGTAATCCTTCCTGTTTTGTTCGACTGGCATTACGCCTTCAGGATCGTGATGAGTTCAGAAATCTCTGACTTGGTGAGGGCTTCCAACGATTCGATGACACGACCTGTTGAGTCTGATGCCATAGACAGTTGTTCCGCTTTAGTTGCGATGCCCTTGCCTGATGCCAAAGCCCTGAACATACCGATCTGTTTCGCTGTCGCCGGTGCGCCAGGTTCCTTGATCTGTGGTGAGCCGTTAGCAGGATGATTGGCTTTGGATTCTGCGATTACTTCCTCAGCAGAGAACATATTGATTACTGCTGCTACTGCTTCTTCGGTGTTCTTGAAGTTGGGGTTGAAGTCGTCCATCACTTCAGGTGGTAGTGGTTCTTCTTCAGCGAATGATGATGCCAACTCTTTTGCCGCAGCAAAGGCTGTGCGAAGTCGTGGCATCTGTGACTCTTTCAGATCAGCGAGGTCAATGTTTGCTGACTTTGCGATCTGCTCATGGTTTAGCCCTGCACCCTTGCAAGCATCGACGAATCGTTTGATGTTGTCCATTGACACCAACGGATCGCTTGGCTTCGCTGGTTCAACCTTTGCTACTGGTGCAGGCTTAGGTGCAGAGGTAGTCGGGGTGTGTGATACATCGTCCCACTCTTGCTTAGTCCACAACGACAGGCATACACCGAAGCGCATACTGGCGTTACGAATAAAGTCTGAGATCAACTCTTTGAGTAGGTCAGGTTTGTTGTGCATGACCGAACCGATACCCAAGCGGCGTACACCGAGGATGGTGAGCCATCCTGCCATGTGTGCCATGCCGTTCTCTACACGGTAAGCCGGTAGACCGTTCGCATCGAACGCGGTTGGTTCCCATGTCCACTCAGGGTCAATCTCGATAAGCATTTTGGTTACGTCTGCGTGACCTACGAAGTCAAGTTGCATCCCACCTTTAGGTAGTTTGCCTACGATCTTCGGGTCTGGTACGCCGTACTTGCCAATGATTTCTTCTAGTTTCATTACTTTGCTCCTTCGCAGTAATCAATTACTTGTTGTTTAAACATAAACCAGGTTTCGCTATCAACCCAAGAACTATCAATCGGATTCAATTCATTGAATAATTGACCCAACGCCCTTTCTAAAGCAATAATCCGTTCAGTTAATAACTCTGCTTCCAAAAAAATATCGCCGCAAGAATCGTAAAGTTCAAGTGCTGTTCTCAGCAGTTTCTTTTCATCCATTACTTCGCCTCCTTAGCGATGATCCGCATAGTGCGGAAGGTTGATGTTTTCTTGAACTTTTCTGCAAGTGCAGGATGCTCGGCCTCAAACTTCTTGGTGTCAAACGATGTGCGTTTGCTGTTCTTCCACGATACGACCTGGGTTCCGTCAATCGCGCCATACTCAGCATCCTGCAACAGCATCGCAAGTTCACCCTTGATGAGTTCCTCAACAGCTTCAGCCTGCTTCTTCTGCTCACGGGCTTGTGCCAACCGTTCTAAACTCGCGTAAACCTCATGTCCCAATACGACCGTGTTTCCATAACCTTCGGGGTAGAGCGTACTGGCGTTGTCATAGGTGGGATCAGCCACGTCAGGCATCATGCCCATGTCGATGAAGCCCAAGAATTTGCGGGCTGCTTCTATGTGAATCTGTTTTTCGTCGCTAGTTACGGTTTGTGTATGGAACTGGAGTTGGAGGTCGCTATCAAAAATGATCCAATAGATTTCGTTACTACCAGTACATATCGCCTGTTGAACTCCTTGCCAGTACCAGGTTCGGGAAAGTTGTCCCGTCCATCGCTTGTTATATGTTTTGAGTTCGTAAAACTTTCCAGTGATAGTTGAACGACCGTCCATTGTGGACATGAGGCGTACACCGTTTTCTTCGTAGCAGTACATCTCTGCCGGTTCCACGATGAAGTCGTTGAGGATTTCTCCTGCCCAACCCATGAGTGGGCCTTCAAGGATTGTGCCTCGACGCATCGCATCGTTTTGTTCTGTTGGCACAGGGGGTGTTGCTGCCAATAGTTCTACCGCTAGGTCAGCTGGTGTGGTGTATTTGTGTTCACCATGAATTGCTGCGGC